ATTGGTTATCATGCCTATCGTTCGTGATGCTATGATTCGTCGTCTTGCTCGTACTGTTGACCGTGCTTACTTGCTAGGTGCTGGTTCTGGTTCAGATCCAGTTAAAGGCTTAAACAGCTATGCAACTGGTACTAACTTCACTAGTGCTAACGGTGCTGCAGCTTCTACAACTGCCTCTATCGCTAACCTACGCTCACTACGTAAAAACCTAGGTGCATGGGGTCTAGACCCAGCTGAAGTTGTTTATGTTGTTTCTACAGAAATCTACTACGATCTATTAGATGACACAACATTCCAAACAATGAACCAAGTTGGTCCACAGGCTACATTACTAACTGGTCAAGTTGGCCAAATCGGTAATAGCCCAGTTCTAGTTTCCGCAGAATTCGCTTCTAAGGGTACTTCTGCTGTAGGCGCCATGGCATTTGCTCCAGGTAACTTTATGGCTGGTAATCAGCGCGGTCTACGTATGGACCAACAAGAGCTAGTTGAAACACAACGTCGTGTTCTAGTTGCTTCCCTACGTACTGGTATGGTTCAAGTTACTACTAACTTAGGTGCTGGTGTTTCCAAGTTCGTTTGGGGTACACTAAGCTAATCTAACGATTAGTTAGCGTTATCATAATAAAGATGGGACTTAGGTCCCGTCTTTTATATGGGTTGTTTACAACCTATATAAAAGATAAAAAGGATATACAATGGCAAATAATTTAATTACAGTTGCTGAATATAAGACTTATTCGGGTATATCCAGCACAAACCAAGATGCGGCTCTTGCAATAGTAGTACCAAAAGTAAGCCAGTTAGTAAAAACTATCTGCCGCAGAACTTTTATTGATTACGTAGACGAAACAAAAACAGAAACAAAACGTAATTTAACTAACAATAGATTTTTAGCAAGTGAAACACCGGTTATCAATATTAACTCAGTTGAGTTTTCAGATGACTTTGGCAAAACATATACAGCCTTAACAGAATTTACAGATTACGTGGTTGATGAAGAAGCAGTAGAAATTATTGCCTACCCTTACATAGACTATTCAAAGGTCAATGCTTTTCGTTTTACATATAATGCTGGATATGACGAAGTTCCAGAAGATTTAAAGATGGCAACTATGGATTTAGTTCAATACTATATGCGTAATGATTCAGCCGTTCATAGTACAAAATCAATTAGTCCAAATACTATGCAAATTGAATATGTTAGTTCAACTAACCTTCCTGCACATATCAAACGTATTTTAGATCAATATACTGCTTACTACGGATAACTATGGCTATTGATATACATAAAGCACGTATATTTGATTTAGCTTCAGGATTGGGCGTTAGTTTAGATTCAGCTACTTCAGTAGTTAAAGCCAGAACTTTAAGTATTGTTAAAAAATCAGTAGACAATTTCCGAAAAAAATTCGTAGATTCAGTAACTCCTTCTATTTATATAATAGACGTCGATAAAGATATTATAAATCCTCTAATAGCAGCGTATCCAGATATTGACCCTAAACAGTTAAAAGATGATATATTAGCAGGATTTAAAACTACTAGTGCACCTATAAATACTAGTAGTTTTATCCAGCAAATACAAGATGCTGAAACAAAAGCAAATGCCCGCTTCGAAGATATTAAAACAGGTACTTCAGAATTTAAAGGAGTACAGGCTGTTCATGATAAATATCGTCGAGTAGTTGAAGAACTAGGCAGAGATATTGGTAATATATTTGCATTAAAAGTCAACTTACTGGTAACTGATCCTGAAAATTTAGGACAACCTGAAAAGGTAGTTTTTATTGGTAAAAGCTTTTCTGGTCTAAGAGATAATGTAAACCGCACTATTAATGGTGTACTACGTAAACTATCTGGTAATACAAAAGCCTCTTATGGTAGTATAATGGCCGCAGGCCATACAGCCGTAACGGTAGGACAAGATTTTAGAATTAATACTCCTGCTTTAACTGAAGCCCTATTTAAATTGGAAGCAGGCGGTACTTCTGGCAGAAGTTTTCAACTAAGCTCAGAAGATCAGTATGTACGTAAAGTACCTATCTTTATTGACAGTGCTATAACTTTTTCTGAAAACTTTACTCCTGTTGCTAGTACACTGCTTGATATTGGTTTTTCTTTTGTAGTACCAATGGATAGTGCAGTAAACTCCTTATCAGGTAGTACTTCAGAAAAAGCTGCATTAAAAGCAATACTTCAAGGTCATACGGTTCCAGAATTAGTAGATGCACTACGTAGTCGAGCAAAATGGTTGGCTTCAAATATATTGAATGTTAGAAATTCACCTAATATCACAGAGTATATTGCGCATTTATATGCTTCAACATTAAAAGGTACTGTAGCTAATACTTATGTAGATAATTCTACTAGTAAGAAAAAATTAAAATTAGATATACCCATACCTAAACTACCGGACTTGGGTAAAGTAGGAGTTAATAAGCTTAAAGCACCCGCCAATGCCGGTCCTACACTAAGAACAGTTTCAGGACAGTTTTATAGTTTAACAAGCTTACAGTCACTGATTAATACTCACCTACAAGATGTTATATCATCCAATATGGGTGATGGTAATCAAACTAACATATTAAACTATCGCACAGGACGATTTGCTAGCTCAGTAAAAGTTGAACGAATGTCACAAAGTCGCAATGGAATGATAACTGCATTTTATAGTTATATGCAAAATCCTTATGCAACTTTTTCTGATGGTGGCCGTCAAGGCCTTCCTAGATCAAGAGACCCTAAACTGCTGATAGCAAAATCAATCCGAGAAATAGCTGCCGAAAAGGTAGGCAACCGAATGAGGGCAGTACTAGCATGAGTCGTAGAACATCAATAATTAAAGCTCTCACAGAAAAGCTAAAGCAAATAAATGGTTCGGATAACTACAAATCAAATATTTTTAATAATGCATACCCTTACCTAAAGTTCTGGGATGAAGTTAATGACTTTCCTGCTGTTTACTCAGTAGCAGGTTCGGAAATGCGAGAGTATCTACCAGGTGATTTTACTTGGGCTTACTTAAACCTTACACTAAAAATTTATTGTAAAGGCGAAGACGCACAGCAACAACTCGAAAATTTACTAGAAGATATTGAAAGCGTAATTCATGATAATCGTGTATTAGTATACGATATTGAAAAAAATTATGAAACCACCGAAATTCTGGTAAGTTCAATAGTAACCGATGAGGGTCTACTAGCACCATATGCAATCGGAGAAATGACAATACAAGTGCGATATGCACTAATGTAAACCCCGGCAATATCCGATCTCCAAGGCAGATAAATATCTAGCATAGTGTGTTAGGATAGAACCAAAAATCATAAAGGAAAGATTATGGCATTAAATTTAGTCCGTAATAGTAAGGTACTCTTTACTACTAATCTAGACACAGCTCAGAATGGTTATAAAGTATTAACTACTGGATTTACAGCAACTAACACTTTTGAAATTCAAGTTTTAGACGGCTTCACATTCTCACAAAACACAAACAATGAAACTGTTTCGATCATGGAAGGTGGAGCTACTCCTACCCGTGGTCAGCGTAGTTTCAACACTTCACTGGCTCCAGTAGACTTTTCATTCTCTACTTATCTACGTCCAAAGTTAGCTAGTTCACAAGTTAACGCCGAAGAAAGCGTACTATGGAACGCACTATTAAGTGACCAAGCTATTCCAGCTACTCCTGTTAGTCTTACTGCAGTAACTGCTGTAACTTATGCCTTCTCCGCAGGTGTTGGTACACTAACAATTAGTGGAACTGCTATCACAGGTACCCTACCAGCTGCTGGTGATGTTATTACCATTCAAGGTATTGCAACCACAACTCCAAGTGGTTATCAAGAAAAGTTAAACGTATCTGGTACTGTTACAGGTACACCAAGTGCAACTAGCATTACAGTTGCCCTAACTAATCCATTTACAACTGCTATTACTGCATCAACTCTAGCAACTGCAGGTACAGTTAAGTACACAAAGAGTGCTTGGTCTACTGCACTAACTGGCGCATCTGGAACTGCTTATAGCTATGCAAGCTCTGCTGGCAGTGACAAACACCAATTACAACGATTTGGTATGATTTTTATTGTTGACCAAGTTGCTTATGCAGTTGATAATGCTGCTATGATGCAAGTAAGTATCGATTTTGGTTTAGATGCAATTGCAACAGGTGCGTGGACTGGTCAAGGTACTACCTTACGTCAGTTAGCTACTGGTGCCACTGCTGTAACAGGTACTCTAGGTGGAGGTACACTAACAGGTAGTTATACACCTAAAGTTACTGATGCTGGTTATATCACAAATAAATTAAGTACTGTTGCACTAACTTTAGTTAATAGCTTAAAAGATTCAAGTGGTACTAGTCAAGGTGCTGCTGGTGACGGATATACAGTGCCTATTACTGGCGGTAACGTTACCATTAACAATAATATCACATATTTAACACCCGCCAACTTAGGTGTTGTTAACACTCCAGTTACATATTATACAGGTGCACGTTCAATCAGTGGTAACATAACTGCTTACTTACGTACTGGTGGTACTCGCGATACTGGTGAACTATTAAATGATATGTTGCTATCTGCAACTGCAACAGTTGAACCAATGGCATCTTTAGTTATTAATATTGGTGGTGCAAGTACTATTAAAGTTGCAATTGATTTACCTGCTGTTGTACTACAGATTCCTGCTGTAAACGTAGCACAAGTTGTTTCCACAGACATTAAGTTTAACGCTCAAGGTTATGTACCTAGTGCTACCGCAGAAGGTAACGTATACGACTTGACTAAGCTAAACGATTTTTCAGTTCGTTATTACGCTTAATTTAGTGTAGTTTTTTACACAAGGGGTGGCTTGATCACCACCCCTACTTTTCTTTATATAATAGGATAAAAATCCAAAATGGCAAATATTTCTCTAAAAACGCTACTAGTTCCATCCAAGGATGTAGAAGTTGAATATCCAGGTATGCCTGGATTTAAAGTTAATTTAAGTTTCTTAAGTCGTGAGACTTTGGTAGGTATTCGTAAGAAAGCTACAAAACAAACTTTCAAGAATCGTCAACCTGTTGAAGAACTAAATGACGACTTGTTTTTACAACTTTATGTGCAAGCAGCAGTTAAAGGCTGGAACGGCTTAAAGTTTAGTTATCTAGAGCAACTAGCTCCAGTAGATGTATCCGGTCAAAAGCCTGATGAAGAACTAGACTTTTCAGACGAAAATGCACTGTTCTTGATGAAAAGTTCTGCAAACTTTGATGCCTTTGTTAGTGAAATGGTTACAGACCTGGGAAACTTTCAGGCGAGCAACGAGAAGAAATAAGTAAAATGCTTGAGTCGTACTTCTTGAACGCAAGTTCTGGTATGACCAAAGACTTGTATTTTGAAATGTGTGAGCAATTGGGTAATGATCCTATTGACTCCGAAGTGCCAGTAGAAACCGTGGACTTCCCAGACGAAATACAACAAGCATTAGATATTTACTTCCGGTTGCGAGATGAATGGGACGGCATGAGTGGAACCTATACGGGAAAAAGCTTCGCTGGATTAGGTGATATCTTAGATATATATGCAGTAGAAAAATCTGATCGAGCACACACGCTTGATTGGATATTTACAATGGATCGAATACGTTCCAAGTGTATTGAACTAGCAAAACCGAAAAAAGACTAAATAGACCCCGCAAATGTAAAAGTTTGCGGGGTTTTATTTTGCTTAAAAAATTTGTAGGTTGACATAAAAATGCTGCCGTGGTATAATAGGGTGATTAAAGAAACACACTTTGTATTCGGATAGTCTTATTCTGAATAAATGCTTATAGGAGAAACTATGGCAGATGAAAATATTAAAATTGGCATACAGGTTAGTTCTAACACTGACCAGGAAACCAAAAAAGCCGTAGGCTTAAAAGCTGCGTATGAAGGTGCAGCTAAAGCAGCAGCATCCATCGGTGGTACTGCTGGTTCACGTGCAGCAGCTAATGCTGCAGGTACTGGTGAAGGCACTGCATATGGAGTAGCACGATCAACTGTAGGCACTGGTGCTGCAGGCCGTGATTTTGCACAACAGGCACAAGGCTTAGGCGGACTAGTTCACGTTTACGCTACTTTTGCTGCTAACTTATTTGCTGTTGGCGCAGCTTTTACCGCACTCTCTAAAGCAGCAGATACCACTAACATGGTTAGTGGACTAGATCAACTAGGTGCTGCAAGTGGTCGTAGTCTTGGTACTTTGGCTAAACAAATGGTTGCTGCTACTGATGGAGCTATATCCTTAAAAGATG